AGGGGCTAGAGTAGGCCGTTGTATTTCAGCAAGAATTTCTTCCAGCGAGCCGGAAGGTGATGGAGGTGTTATTACTGGAGCCGTGCCTGTCACATAATCAACAGCAGTATCAGTAGCAACTTCTGCTGCTTCATCACTGATGGTTCCGTTATCTCCATAATCCCGCTCGATCAGACTCCTTGCATCAGATACAGGAGATGGCTGTAAAGGAATATTATAATTTCCAAACAAATTCCCATATCCTGTGCCATAAAAACCAGAGAGACTGGAAAGATCAATATCAGCCGGTAATTCTGCGCCAGCGCCAGCACCAACATCAGCATCAGTAACGCCAACCCTTCTGGGTTGGAAATATGTAATCTCAGGCCCGAATCCGGGGCGTCCTGCCACAGCCAGTTCTTCCGGGGTAATGGTTCTGGGACCACGAATTCTTGCTTGGCGAAATGCCGCTGTTTCACCACCACCCTGCATCTGAACAGGGGCAGCACCTAGCGTATTAAATCCATTGCGCCGTCTGGCGTAGTTCGCTGGATTGATAGAAATAATCCCGCCTCGATTCGCAGCATACGAAGCATAAGGATAATCAGCCCTGCTTTGCTGGAATCCTTCCTCCATAATTCCTTCCCACTTCCTGCGCTCTTCTTCGTCTTCTAGCCCTCTTTCCCCAGCCGCACGAGCCATAGCTTCCTGTCGATCCATCTCAGCAAGCGATCCGCCCGCCACCCCCAAACCAAGCAATGATGAGGGCTTCATTAACTCCGTCCCCATCGCCGCCAACGATTCTTTCCCACCAGCAAATGGAGCAATCAGTTTTTCCCCAAAAGTCGCTGGCGCAGCCGTGCTCAAATCAGCCAAAGTCTGTTGATATCCTGCTTGCTTTGTTAACAAGTCTCCCAATCCTGATGCCTTGCTTGCACTAAGACCTGTAACATCAAAAGTTGTTGCAGAAGGATCAAATCCCATTTTAGTTATTCCTTCCCCTGCACTAGCTAAACCTTGTTCAGCCACAACATCTGGTGCTCCAGCGCCAAAAATCTTACCCCCGACACCACCCAAAATGCCGGACAGCAAACCTTTCTTAAAATCTCCAGTAGCCAATGTGGTTAAACCGGCTCCAAGCAGACTGGTTCCCATAGCCCCAAGCCCAAGCGCAGTGCCGCCCCAACTGGCTAACATCGGGATCAGAAACGGCAGAAAAGCCTCCTGCTGGCCTGTCACTGGATTGGTGGTCAGTTGACCTGTAGGAGATAACGCCGCAATACCCTGAACCTCAATCGGGTTCATGTGAACCAGCATGGAATCTCCATACCGACCATGCTTGGCTAAATCCTGAGCCACTCCCTGTAAGGGTGCGTAATTATTCATCATCAATCCTATTTAGTCTCAACACCAAATAAAGTAAAAGTCATATCTACAGCACTCGCATAAGTCTTAACCACATCTGCCTGTCCTAAACACATACCAATAACCGCTGTAAATGTCGTGTTTGCTGCAACAGACTTATCATAATAAAGAAACTGTTTGTCATTGTCCCCAGCCCCGGCAACATTTATCCGAAGTCTGAATGTAATCGCGCTCCCTGTCCGGTTGCAGGCGAGAAACGAACTAACCGTGGTCTGGGTGAGGTCTGGGACCGTATACAGAGTCTCCTGCGTTGTAGCCGCACAATCCAACTGACCGAGGACTTTAATGATGTCACTCACGAGGCTCCCATCAACAAGAACTGAAACCGTCGCATCGCCAAGGAACCATCCTTATCGGCCTGAGTCTTGGCTAACAACACATCGTTCTCTATATTCTGCAACGCAAACTCCACGGTTCTACGCATTGTCTGCTCGTTCTCGCTGTCATATTCCTCGCTGGGCGACGGCAAAGGGTTAGTTCTAAGCGATGCCATCAGCGTCTCCCGTCCTGTCTCATTTCAAAACGCAAATCACCCAAGCGCCAGCCATAACCAAGACCGCTACTTTCTACCCTGACAACCGACTCCCTCGCTCGGGTGCGTAAAAAATTCTGCTCGGTGCTGCTGGTAACCGTCGCTGTTGCCAGCGTCGAAAGGCTTTCCAGCGGAAACCGCTTGCCCTTGATGGTGACATCCATAGACGCACTGCCCGTATCACCACTGAACCTGAAATCCGGAATCATCCTGCTCATAAACATGAGCCTACCGCCTTCATCCAGTTCCACATCGCCCGACTCGATATAGGCCGTCATCGCAGAGCCGTCATCGTCATAACCGGTCTCATGCCTGTAGATATAATTATTATCATCGGAGGTGATAACTGAAGCCGCAAGCGGATAATCCCTTGTACCAGCCTCGATCCATGTTCCTCTGACCAAGGTGCCCACAAACCACACGTTCTCAGCATAATTAAAAGTCACATAATTGGTGATATCGGTGTTGTCTTCTCCTACCGGGTAATACCAAGTGACTTCAGAAAAATCCACATTGGTTGCCGCATATACCTTGTATGCCTGACCCAAGTTAAGATTGGAAAACACATGGTCTTTGACCGAACAAGGCACCGGCTGAACCGAGCCGTTGTAAACAAAGAACCCACCCCGATCCATGAAGTACACGCTCCCACGGGCATTGGCTGCTGCATTCGGGGAGATCATCGAAATGTTGTGGCTTAACAAATTAAACTGAAAAATAAACGGTGAGCCAACAAAGCGCATGGAATGAACACTATTATCCGTCCAGATCAGGATTTCCTGTCGGGTCTGCAACGCGCCGATAATTTTCGAGCCTTGGTTAATTCGCACACCGCCAGCGGTATTGATCGCCGTTGGTGTCCAGTCCGCTGCTGATTCTTGATCCGACCAGCGCACCAGCAATGGGTCAATCGTGCTTGAGCCGATATCATTCACGCCAAAACAGATGACATGCTGATCCACGTCAGACACCATAATTTGCAGCGCCACGGTAGGCGTGGCAGAAGCACCACTCAGCGTACTGATATCGACCGCCCTTGTGCTGGTGCCCGCACTGGAATCCCAGTAATACACCCCACCACCACGAACATTGGCAAGTAAATCTTCGCCAAAATTATCCTGATTCCACAGACGCAACTGGTTAGAACTGAGAACGCTGCTGGAACTGCCGAATGTTCCGTTACTCCACGCATTGGCACCCCATCCTGTGCCGGACACATAAGCATTCAGCCCGGTATTGATCTGGTATGCACCAACCACAGATGAACCGCCATTACCTGAATCACTGGAATTCGCAGTGACTTCATCATCGGAGGTGTCTTTAGCTGTAAAGGTATAGGTGCTGGTACTTGGAACCGTGGCAATCTGGTATTCCTGATTCAGCACCGTAGCCGTAATCAAGCCGCCCAAAGTTGCTGCACCGGAAAATGTCACAAAATCATTAACCACCGCCCCATGCCCTGAATCCGTTGCAGTGATGGTTGACGATCCATTGGTGGCCGAGAACGTGACATCTCCTGCGGAGGTGGTCGATCTGATCGGTGTCACATCATAGAAACTCGTTCCCTCGGCTGCATACAACTTCAGATGCGTACCAATGCCTAAATACTTTGTGGAATTCAGTGCAGCCCAATCATGAATCGACCGGCAAACACCCAGAAAAGCACTCGTAGAAAACTTCTCCCAGCCGCCTATTTTCTCAGGACGGCCTTTCCTGAAGCGGATTTTATCGGAATCAAACCAACCAGAGCCTGCACTGTACTCAGTGCCTTCTTTATTGACCCCCGGCTGGAATTGTAATTTACGCAGCGGCATCGTTAATGCACCCGCCCTCCGGGCCAGTAAAGTCCAACTATCCCCCCATTAGCCCTTCGCGCTGCCCTCCAAGCTGCCTGCTGTGCTGGAGTCCATCGCACCTCGGACAATGGCTTCGTTCCTGCGCGCCAATCTCTCTGTTGTTGTGGTGTCCATCCGGTCAACGGCTGACCTGCGCCCCAAGCACTTTGCTGTGCTTGTGACCATCCGGGTAACGGCTGACCTGCGCCCCAAGCACTCTGTTGCTGTGGCGTCCATAGAGCCGTGTTCCCTTGAGCCAACTGTTGCTGCTCTGGTGACCATCCACCCCAAGTAGCCTTTTGTTCTGGCGTCCATTTTTGAGGTATGACCGGAGCCGGGGCTGGAGCTTGCTCCCGTTGTGCCCAAGCTGCTTTCTCCTCTGGAGTCCACTTCTGTGGTGTTACAGAGGGTTGGTCAGCTATCTGCTTCTGTTCAAAATCACCTATACCGACAGCTTGATCTTTCGGCGCAACTATCTGCTTCTGCTCGAAATCACCTATGCCAACAATTCCATTTTTCGATGGAGATGCTGCAAACCGCGCTGGTTCTGCTGCCGCCTCATCTTGCATCCCTCCATACATCCCAACCCCACCACCAAGTCCGGCTCCTAATGCTTGCTGCTGCCCTGCTAATTGCTGCTGTAACTGCCCTAACTGCTGTGCCTGCCCCTGAGGCTCATATGCCGCTCGACCCATGATGTCCTGAAAATAAGGTGATGCTGCTCCTGCTGGCTGTAATTGTGCTGGCTGTAATTGCTGCCCTAACTGCTGTGCCTGCCCATATCCACCACCACCCTTACCCGGTCCTCCGGGGAATTGCTGGGGAGAAGGCTGCCCTCTGCCACCTTTGCCCGGTCCTCCACCAAACTGTTGCTGCTGCCGTTGCATTGGGTCTGTTCCCCAGCCACGCCCATACCTGTCAGTCCATTGACGGCCCCCGGCTCCCTGAGTAAATGTTTCACCGCCGTATTGCCGCCTTGAGCCGGGAGTCTCCAATCCTGAAACTGACTCACCCCAACCGAAAACACCCGGCTGGGCTATGCTGGTTGGAACGCCGTAACTACTGAATTGCTGTGGCTCATACCGCATCCGCCCATAACCACCGGGAAGCTGGGGCTGGTTATAAGACGATCCCGGCATGGGGCCGGGTGACCACTGATTCGTTCGCGGCTGCCCACCACTACCCTTGCCTGGTCTACCGGGAAAACCTCGGGGGGGAGCAGGCCGTCTGCCACCACCACTACCGCTACCCTTACCCATATCAATCTCCTCTAAAAAGAGCTAATCCCGATATTCGCCCGTGCGAATTATCTCTGCTAATTCCGTGGCCCTGTTACCGACCTGATCGGCCCACCGGCTGTCCAAAAATTGTTTACCCGCCTCTTCCCAATCGCCAGATTCCATTGCTTCCAATGCCTTCCTGAAACCTCTCAATCTCGTCTGACCTAAGTTAAAACTGATGTCTATCATCGCATCAGATCGGGCGTTATTCAGACCCGCAAACCACGGGTATTCACCGTCCAGTTCCTCTGTCACACGATCAATGTCATTTTGCAACAGATAGTCAACCTCATCATCAGAAAGCCCTAATCCTCTTGCACGACCGTTATCACCGGCATCGATATTTCGGCCCACACCGATGGTCGTGAAGTTCTGGCTGCACAAATAAGCATGACTTTCCACACCTTCATGCCGACGCAACATTTCCGTTAACCTGCTCATTCCTCTATCGGTGGCTCTGCATCCTGTTTTTGCCGTTCTGCGTCAACATCACGGTAATACTCAACTATCGATAAAACCTGTTTTATATACCTTTGAATCTGTGCCATGTTGTTGCTGATATTTTCGTAACCTTTGGTGGTCAGCGAATACCAAGCATTTACTGGGGCTTCGCCAGCCTTCAGGTCGTTCAAATACTCTTCCATCGTATCCGGCGTCAAAATCTTCCATTCGACCGGCATACTCTTTATTCTTGGCGGCAATGGCGGGTGGTACATAGGAGCCGGTTTCTCGATGGTCACCACCTCGACGGGCCGCACCTCCGGCGGACGAAATGCCGTGGTACAACCGCTGCAAATGACCAGCAGAACCAAAGCCAAGACTTTCATGTTTAACCTTCCGTTTCTGCATTAAACTGATCCGGGTTCGTTAAATCTTCAAGCTCTTTGAAAACGGCTGCCGTACCACGATTGACAACTTTCTCAATCAATCCCGGCTTACGCAACGACAACATATCAAGATCGTGACGAGCGAATTTCTCGCGTAATTCATCGATCTTTTCTGTTGCCTGATTGTTAGCCATCGTCAATAATTCAATACGAGCATCTGATGTCTTCTTGTTTTCAACCGCTTTTTCGATCTGCTCGTTCTGGGTTTGAACCGCGTTCTCAAGGCGTAACTGATTGTCCATCGCTGTTTGCAACTGCGTTGCCATAGCCATCTTCTCAGCTTCTGACTTGTCGTAGTAGAGCTTGAAGCCTCCCGACAGCATCACCAAAGCAATTCCTAACGCAATGGACAATTTGAATCCCATTCTCTAACCGCTCTTTTCTTTTGCCTTCCCAATGTTCAGGGCTAAAACATCGATCAGCTTATACAATTTGCCAATCCACACGTCATCTTTAGGTGTTGGTGTCACAGCCGCAATAAAGCTGGCGAGACATACAATCCCCGTGACAACCGATACCAAAGTAATGATTAAATCAAACATTGCTCACCTCTAATTAACAGTTTTCTTATCGCTGTCTTGAACATTCCAAACGTTCAGATTAGCCGCCACCGTGCGGCGCTCACCTTCGCCTTCAAACGGATAGACCATGTGCTGAAGCCAGCTTGGAAACATCAAGAACTTACCCACTTCCGGCTTGATCACGAACGACTGGGGAGGCCGTAACCGCTCCACATCAATCAAGGAATTGAT